AATATTATGGGAATTGCCGCATCTGCTGCTAGTGTGATTGCCATGGCCGGTAATACTGTTAATATGTCGCCAACGGCTCAAATGATGATCCATAAGGCTTGGTCATATCAGCAAGGAAATGCGGATGATCATAACCATGAAGCGCAGGTGTTATCGTCAATTGATGATTCGCTTGTAAATGCATACGTTGCTAAAACAGGAATTAATCGTGCTGATATTCTGCAGATGATGCAAAATGAAACTTGGATGACAGCACAAAATGCAGTCGATAAAGGCTTTGCAGATAACATTATGTTCCAAGATGATAAGCAACTGCAGATTGCTAACTCTCTTGGACATACGCTTCCTAAAAAGGATGCAGTAAAGAAATTTATGACAATGATTACTGAGTTCAAAGATTCAGAGAAACCTACGTCAGTAATTAAGAATCAAACTATCGATAATGAAGAAAGGTCAACTCCTAGTCTACGTGATCAGAAGTTGGCTATTTTATTTGGAAAGGAAGATGAAAAGAATGGGAATTAATGAACTCAATGATGCTTGGATTGCAAAAGGACAAGCTGTATCAGATTTAAATGCGCAACTCAATACTGCAGTTCTTGACGATAACTTTTCAGCGGATAAGTTTGCGGAACTAAAGACTAAGCGTGACAATATGGTGGCTCAACGTGATGCTATCAAGGATCAACTTGATGAAGCACGTGCAGCTGAAATTATCAAGATGGATAACAAGAAAGATCGCAAGCCTTTGAACGAGAAAGAGAAGAGCCTTAAGGATATGTTTGTGAAGGACATCAAGAACATGGTTCACGGCCGTTTCGACCTAGTTAAATCTGATGCTACGGTTGACACAAACGGTGACGGCAGCTTTGGTCTGACAATTCCACAAGATATTCAAACTGCCATTCACGAACTTGTTCGGTCTATGGCTACGTTGCAAAACTATGTAACGGTTGAACATGTTGGAACTAACCGTGGTTCACGGGTATATGAAAATGAAAACGACATTAAGCCAATGGTTAAGATGGACGAGGGGTCTCAAATTCCTGGTGCAGATCCCTCTAAGCTACACACAATCAAGTATCTAATCAGCGATTATGGTGCAATGTACACTCTAACTAATGATTTGTTGATGGATAGTGCCGAAGCAATTTTGGATTACTTGACTCGTCAAATTGCTAAAAAGGATGCTGTTACCCGAAACGTCGCTATTTTGAGCGTGATGAATGCCGCTCCAAAGAAGCCAACCATTTCTAAGCTTGATGACATCAAGGACCTGTCTAACAACACGTTGGACCCAGCAATTGAAGCAACTTCAATTTTTATCACAAACCAGTCTGGCTACAACATCTTGAGTAAGATAAAGGACGCAGAAGGTCGTTATCTTGTACAACCGGATATAACTCAACCGGGTCGTTATCAGATTGATGGTCACCAAGTAGTACGGATTGCTGATAAGTGGTTACCGGATGTTTCCGGCTCGCATCCGCTTTACTATGGTGACTTTAAGCAATCTGTAACTGTCTTTGACCGTCAAGATATGCAATTACTGGCTACTAACCTAGCCGGCGGTGCTTACGAAACTAACACTTACAAGGTACGGGTTATTGATCGTTTCGACGTACAAGCAACCGATACCGGTGCTATGGCCGTTGGGTCGTTCAAGACAGTAGCTAACCAACAAGCTACTACTCCTGAAACGTCTGGACAGACAGCGTAATTTGAAGGCAGGTGAAAAGCATGAGTGAGAATCAAACGGATATTGATCCATTAGTTTCTCGGGTTAAGGGAATGCTATACCTTGATGGTAATGAAGATGATCAGCTAATTGATACTTACGTTAAAGCGGCTCATGCTTTTATTCGTAATGCTATTGGAGAAGTTAATTCCGCATTTTATACGGATCAGCGTGTTTCATCTTTAGTAGAAGTTGCGGAAATTTCATTAGCAGGAACTTATTATCAAAATCGTTTAGCCTTATCTGATACTCAAACTTATCCCATTGATTTAACAGTTAATAGTATCATTGGTCAATTACGAGGCTTAAGGAATTCATACGATGAGGAGAGTGATAAGAATGAAACTTCCGATCAGCCGGCTGAATCATAAAGTTAAATTTGGCAAGACAGAAACCATTAGTGATGAGTCAATTGAAGGATCACATGAAAGTTTTATCACTCGACAGCAGTTACATTGTGCTTTTTACCAGCGAAGCCAAACTCAACAGTATCAATTACTTGGTACTAAACTTGAAGGAACGATTGTGATTGCTGTTCGTTCACAATATCATGTTGAAGATGATCTTCAAGCTCAAATAGATGATGATAATACTATCTATAATGTTATTACGATTTCCCGTGATGAAAGCCATTCGCCAATAAGATATGACTTAATTACACTAAAGGATACTGGAAAGAAGGTTGGTTAAAATGGACTTGGCAGCTTCACTAGAAGAATTTGGGAGAAAAGCAGAAAAAATTGCTGTTCCTGATCATGAAACTAAGAAAAAGATGACTGCCGCCGGTGCAGAAGTACTTGTTTCAAAGTTGAAGGAAGTAACGCAAGAGAAGCACTACCAGCCGGGACGGAAAACAGGGAAGGTTAAACACTTAGCTGATTCGATTATCTTTGAAAATAAAGATATGGGGGATGTGGATAACGGAAATTCCGTAGTTGGGTTTGAAGGGCCAAAAGATAGCGGCATTAATCATGCACGTATTGCTAGATTCTTAAATGATGGAACAGTAAAGATGCGTGGAGACCACTTTATTGATAATACGAGGCGTGATGCCAAAGATGAGGTATTCGAGGCTCAAGCAAAAGTCTATCGAGGTCAGCAAAAATGAAATCTCCTTCACAACAAGCTGAATTACTGATAAAGAATAAGTTTTCGTTAATTGATGAAGTATATCGAGAATCGATTCCTAAAGAAATTATCGGAAATCAAGCCAAAACAATTTGTTTAATAACTGAATGGCTTAATGAGCCTACTTATTATGCAAATGCCACCTTTAAGGGATGGACAATTGGCGTTGAGGTGCAGCTTTTTTATCGAAAAGCATTGAGCGGAGAAGATGTAACAAACTTGGAAATAGAATTAGCAAAGAAATTCGTTCATGAAAAATGGACGGTTGAACAATCAAAAGCGCATGTGAAAGATCCTGATACTGGTCAAAGTACCAAGGTCTTTTATTTTGCCAAAGACTTAGTAATAAAAGGAGTGTGAGAAAATGGCAGGAATGTCTATTAAAGGGATCGACTTTGTTATGGCTGGAATTACAGATGACAAAGGTGTTTTAATTACTGATCCCGAAAAAGGCGGATTAGGGCCGAAAGGAATTGCTCTTTGGGACGGTGATGGCGATGGTGCTACTACTGCTAATATCACTGGCCTCGAAGAAGCAGGGCAACAACAATATGCTAACAATAAAGTTAAGCGAATTAATCACGGGGTGCCAACACCACAAGTTGCATTAACTATGTTGGATATGCCATATGAAGATGGAAGCAAAATGGTGGGTTATACGGATATTAACGGCGGTCGTGTTCTTTCTAATAATAAACCGCATGTTGCGCTTCTTATTGCATCCCATGACTTTGACGGGAATTGGTTCTTTGACGCCTTTGCAAATGGTGAAATGACGCTTCCAACGCGTAATCATGGAACAAATAACAAGAATGAAACTGATAGCAATGTTGCGTTTACCTATCAGAGTCTGAACCCAATCCCTAATAATGTCTTCTTAAACAAAGAAGGCTCTCAACAATCTTTCAAAGCCTACAATACTGGCGATTCAGCATGGCAAGGCTTTGAGACAATGTTGAAAGAAGTATTCGGTGGCTATTCTGGAGATAATCCAATGGCAAGCTATATTCAAGCTACTGGAACTGGTAGTTTTACAAATACAAATCAGTCTGATGTAAATAAGCCAACTGTTTAAGTAAAGATAAGTCGCCATTGAAATAAACAGTACAGAGATGGGCGGCTGAATGGAGGTAAATATGACGGTTAAAATTAATACAAAGCAAATCGGGCTTGGTAAACCAATTAATATTCATGCAACAGTAGGAGCGGTCGATAAAGCAGATGAAATGATGATTACATTGCTTTCTTTGGATGCTGAATTTAGTAAATCAGATAAAAACCTCGACAGTAGTGAAGCCATGATCGCTACCTTAAAGAAAGAACGAGAAGTTAATAGAAAGATCTTTGTCTTTCTTCAAGATGTCTTAAAACTAAGTGATAAACAAGTTGATATGATCAAAGAACGTGTCGATTATCAACAACTAGGGAGTTATGTAAGTTATGTCTGCAATCGTATTAAAGGTGTACCGGAAGATACGTATCAGAAGGCGGCCAATAATAAGAAAAAGGCCCCAAAAGGACAAGGGGAGAAATCCTCAGATCAATAGACTCGCTGAAACAGGAAATTGAAGATCGTAACTATCTAAAAAAGCAGCTAATGTTTCAAGGCGGAATGGCGCCATCACAAGTTGACTGTCAAGAATATGAAGAACTGCTAAAAATACTGAGTGCTAAATCTAGGGAAGACCGACCAATGAATACGGGAGATGCCCATAAGAAGTTAGCAATGTTAATGGGAGGTGGATAAATTGAAAGTTGAAAATGAAATGTCGACGCGGATATCAGTTGATACGATTGCTGCAACTAAAAGTTTATCTGCATTCCGGAGTTCAATTAGTGCGGCCACGAATGCCTGGAAAGCTAATGAGACTGCGTTAAAAAATTCAGGTCAATATGCTGAAGCTGCTAAGGCGCGTATTTCCGGCTTAAATGAAGTAATAGAACTTCAGAAGGCTAAGATTTCTGAATTAAAAAGCCGTCAAGAAGGTTTGAACTTATCTAATAAGGAACAATTAGAAACATGGTTGAAATTAGATAAAGATATCTCTCAAGCTAGAAAGCAATTAGCTTCGTATGAGGTACAAGTTAATCGGGCTAATAGTACATTAAAGTATCAAGCTTCGGGCTTAGCTGAATTACAAACTAGTTTTCGGAGAGCTCAGGAGTCTTCACGAGCATATGCAAATAATTTGCGTGCGAATGGTAAAGAGCTTAAAGCAAATGACGTTGAAATTAAGGGCTTAAGTATTGGATTAAAAAAGCTTTATAAGCAGTACGATCTTCAAAAGAAAGAGTTAGATCAGCTTGCTAAAGCACAAGGAAAGAATAGTGAAGCATACAGAAAACAAAAAGTGAGGTTAGATGAAACTAGTGCGTCAATCGGAAAAACAAAATCGCAAATTTCTGAATTGAAAACTAGAACTGACGACTTGCATGCTTCGCTAATTCGTAAAGATACTTTAGGATCTGGTTTCTTTGCATCTGCTAGAAACAAAATTCTTGGCATAAAAAATGCAGAAGAATTAACAAATCGTGAAACCAAATCGTTAAGGGAAACATTAAAAACATCATTCGCAGGTGTTTTTGTATCTAATCTTGCATCTAATGCGATTATGGCTATGACAAGCAATATGCATGGCTTAATTGAAGCGGGTCGCGAATATAATAAAGAACAAGATACAATGCGTACTGTATGGAAGTCTTTGACAACCGAGGCACCCCAGGATGGCAAACAACTAATTAATTTTATTAATGATCTTTCTCAGCACTCAATATATTCTGCAGAAACAATCAATAAAATGGCTCAAAGTTTTTACCATGTGGATAGTAATGTTAAACATGCTAAACAGTGGACTAATGACTTTGTGCGTTTAGGTTCAACCATGCATATGACGAATGCTCAGATTGCAGAAGCAGGTGAGCAGTATGCAAAGATTGTTGCTGGTGGTAAAGCAAGTCAGGAAGATATGAATGTTATGATCAATCGTTTTCCGATGTTTGGAGAAGCAATTCAAAAAGCAACTGGAAAATCGATGAAACAGTTACAAGAACTTTCCCAGCAAGGCAAATTAACTGCTGATGATTTTGTCAAAGCCATGGATTATTTGGGAAAGAAATATAAGACTGGACAATCTGAAGCGATGACAAGTTATATGGGAATGTCCATGTATCTTAAATCTCGCCTTTCAAAACTATCAGGGGATGTTCAAAAGTCGTCCTTTAAGATGAGTAAATCTGCTAAAGATGCTTTAGTTCAAGTTACGTCTGATAAATCTATGCAACGTTATGCTAATAGTATAAGTAAAGCATTAGCTGGAGTGTTAAGTTTGTTATCTAAAACTATTGCTTTTATGAGTAAGCATCAAACAGCAGTTAAAGTTTTTGCTAAAACAATGATTGCCGCTTTTGCATTTACTAAGACTGCAAGATTAGTAACAGCTTTTTATATGACTTTGGGAAAAGGAATTGCTGTTTACAAAGGATTAGCTAGTGCTGCAAAGATTGCCGCCTTAAATCAAAAAATGCTTAATCTTGCTATGAAAAGTAATGTAATTATTTTAGTTATTTCTGCTATTGCTGCATTAATAATTGAATTAAAGCATTTATATGACACTAATAAACAATTCAGAAAATTTATTAATGGGATTGCTAAGTTTGCGAAGAGTGGATTGAAAAAAGTAGGAAGTTTTTTTAAAAATACATTCAAACAGATCAGCAAGAGCCAGGAACAATCCAATCGTGAACAGGCAAAAGCGAATAAGCAGGCCGAAAAGAATTGGCGTAACTTTACCAATAGTTTATCCAGAAATTGGAAGTCTTATTGGCGTAATCGTGATAAGGAACAACGTCAAAACGAGAAACGCAACCAGCAGTACTGGAATAATGTTCGTAAGTCCGCTTCACGTGGCTGGAAGAATATGGAATCTAGTGCGCGTTCGGGTGTTAATAATGTTAGTCGCTGGTATAACAATTTAAATAATTCAACTTCTAGAATTATCAGAAACATGTATCGGCAACATCCGAAGACATTTCAAAGTATGTATAAGGTTATTCAAGACCATACTAAAACTTGGCATGATTTAATTAGTGGTCATTGGAGTCGATTAGGAGATGATACGCAAAAAGAAGCTAGTGATATGCGAAAAGCTAACCAACGAATTTTTAGAGATATGTATGATCGGCTTAATGATCTTACTGGTGGAAACTTGGGTAAAATGCTTAAAGCATGGCAAGATCATATGTCACAAATTGGGGATGCAATTGCTTCGGGAAAGAAAAATGCGATGCGTGCAATGGCTGATTTAGCTAATGGAGTATTAAAGCCTTTTAATACTTTAACTAACGCAATAAAGGATGGTTTAAATTGGATTCTTGATAAAATTGGTGCATCTAAGATTAGTAGTTCTTGGTCAATAACTGTTCCAAGTTATGCTACTGGTACTGCTGGTAATCCAGAGGGAACAAAGAAGTCATCACTTGCATTAGTAAATGATGGACCGGGTCAGCATTTTCGCGAAATGTATCGAATGCCTAATGGTCAAATTGGACTGTTCCCTAACAAACGCAACTTTCTTACATTTTTACCCAAAGGAACATCAATTTTGAACGGAGAGGCGTCACACCAATTAGCTAAGGCAATGAACTTGCCACGATATGCTAATGGTGTTGGTGATTTCTTTAACGGGCTCACCAATAAGCTTGATGACGCTGGTGAATTCATTGATAAAGTAATTGAACACCCTGTTGAAGCATTACAAGAGGTGTTTAAGAAGTTCGTTCATATATCTACTCCCATAAAATATGCTACTGAATTAATAACTAATGTTCCAACCTACATTGCAAAAGAAGCTGGGAAGTGGATTAAAAAGCAATTTGAAGAAGTAGCCGATCCGAGTGGTTCAGGAGTAGAGCGTTGGAAACCTTATGTAGTAAAAGCACTTGCAATGTTACATTTATCTAGCAGTTTGGTTGGGAAGGTTCTTCGGCAAATCCAAACTGAGTCTGGTGGTAATCCTAAAGCGATGGGTGGGACTGATGGCTTAGCTGACGGTCACGCAATGGGGCTTATGCAAGTTAAACCCGGAACATTTGCTGCTAATAAACTTCCAGGCCACGGAAATATTTGGAATGGGTTTGATAATCTTCTAGCTGGTTTAAATTATGCTCGTAAGCGTTATGGAGATAGCCTTTCTTTTCTTGGACAAGGACATGGTTATGCCAATGGAGGTCGAGTTGACACTGAACAATTTATTAGAATTGCGGAACAGAATAAGCCTGAGTATGTCATTCCGACCGACATTAATAAGCGATCTCGTGCTTACCAATTGCTTGGTGAAGTAGTTGCACATTTCAGAGGTGAAGAACCAAGCGTTCAGACTGCACGAGATGATCAGTGCATCAGCAAAGTAGATTTCATGTCGTTAGAATCGAAATTAGACCAACTAAATAGAGGAATTCAAACGTTGATTGGATTGAGTAATCAACAAGTAAGTGCAATTCATGCACAAGGTAAATTTGACCCAAGACGTCAAGATATTTTACAAGCGCAACGACTATCAATGAAATTAAATTCATATAACTAAGGAGATGATAATTAGTGAGTGAACCAAAAATCTATATGAAAGTTGGAAATCAACCAGAAATAAATTTAACTGATGAAATCACTGGATTATCATATTTAGGTATGGATGATTCTGGGTCAAGTCCTCAAGTAGTTAATAATTATCAACAGTTAGCTGCAGTTGATGGTCAGCAATTCATTTCTGAAGCATATGATAAAAGAATAATGAATGAAAAATTCGTGTTAGATTTTATGGACTATGAAGACTTACAATTGGCAAAACACAAACTTTATAATTTGCTTTATGGTAGTCGTCAATTAATACGAATTCGTCATTCAGTTAATTTATCTAAAGTATATTTTGCATACCCAATGACTGTTGACATTACTCCAATAAAAGCGGGAGCAAATGTAGCAACTTTTACAATTCCATTTGAAAATCCATCCGGTTATTGGTTTAGTTTATTTCGTTCGGATACGGCTAAAAACTTTGATATTGGATCGATGGGATATGGAATGAATTTTCAAAATGATATTTTAGGCGATTATCATTTTAATTCATTGAACTTTGACGTTTATAATCCTAGTGATATTGCAATAGATCCTTATTATCAGCATCATGACTTAAAGATCCAAATTAAATTTTCAGGTAGTAAATGTAAAATCACTAATACAACTAATGGATCATCGTTAGAAATAGCAAAGCCACAGTCTAAAGTCATCATATACGATGGTATCAATTGTTATGTTGATAGCAATAACATTAATAATGATACTGACTTTGGCACAATTACCCTTGATCGTGGTCATAATAATTTTCAAATAACGGAATGCTCAAGCGTAGATTTAACGTTTAGCTTTCCGTTTATTTATTTGTATTAGATTGGTGGTAGTAACATGAGCGATGATAAATTAATTGTTGAAGATGTTCATGGTAAAAGAGCCGCTTTAAGATCGGTCCTATTTGATCAAGTTGAATGGACTTATGCTGTTAATGGAGATTATACATTGACTTTTACTGCATATGATGATGGATCTGAAGCTTATAGTATGCTTGCTAATCAGTCTTGGGTATATGATCACAATGAGATTTTTGTTATTAAACAAGTTAGTGATACTTCTAGTCAAGGGTCGTCAGCAGTTCAAGTGACTTGTTCTCAACTCTATACAGAATTATCACGTTCGAAAAGTGTTGATGGAAATACCGATTGGGGAGATGTAGGACATAAAATATCTGATGAAACACCTAATCAAAGTAATTCTAATGATAATTCTGATAAAGATGATGACAGTGCCGGATTAAGTTCAATTGGACCAGATGTAATTCTTAAATACTATATTGGAGATGCTAATAATGCTCAAGGAACAAACTGGTTAAATTTTACTTGGGAAGTAAAAGGTAAATTTGATCCTCAGCCTGTCATTCTTGATGCTGTTTCATTGAAAGATGGAATTAGTAAAATTACAACTACTTGGACTGATTCAGTAATTTTTCCAACTGGTAAGCATATTACCGTGTATTCCCATGATGAATTTTATAAAGATCGAGGTCACAGAATCGATTATTTAAATAATGTTTCCGATATTCAAATTGATATTGATTCAAATTCCATAATCAACGAGGCACGAGTTGTTGGCGCAACATACACTCAGCAAGATACGTCTACTACAGATACAGGGTTGCCTAATGGGACAATAACTGGTGGTAAAGGAGCACAAGCTGTCATTAATGATGCTAAAAAATATCTCGGCGTTCCCTATGTTTACGGTGGCGCAGGCGGAACACGTGGAGGAAATCCGTGGTCAGGAATGGATTGTTCTTCATTTGTATCTCAGGTATATCAAGATTTCGGAATTCGTGTACCTGCTCAAACCGTTGCAATGGAGCCAAGTTTTCACCAAGTTTCTACTCCACAGACAGGAGATGTTGGTTTTTATGGGCCGCACGGAGCAACTCACCATATCTGTTTAATGCTTGATGCAAATACCATGATATATGAACCAGAACCAGGTGAATCTTGTAAGATTGAACCGGTAAGTTATTATCCTCCATCATGGTTTGCTCGTAACGACCAAATGGCCTCTATCGTTTCTCAAGGTGCAACAGGTGGAGATGATGGCACTGATGCTTCAACAACTACTGAAACAGATACAACTCAATATTATTTTCAACCCTTTATAGTTAAAAACCAAGAAAGTATTGATAGATGGGGGTTGTTTTTTGATCCAGATGATATTACTAATGATGCCATTAAAGATAAAGATCAAGCTAAGGACTATGCTTTAAAGCAATTGCACCCTAATCCTGATATGACTATAACTTGTACTATGATGTCCAACGAACGCCCAATTCCGGGAGACATTGTTCATTTTGAAATAAAACCACGGAATTATAAATCTAAGTTACCCATCGTAGGGTTTACTTGGTATTCTCATCGGACATCGTCAAATAACACTACTATTACATTAAATAGTGTTGAAAAATCAATTTTAGATTATGAGCAATCGTTTAATAGTGCAGCTAACAGACCGACTCAAATCATTAATCAAGAGTGGACTAAACAAACTTGGACTAAACAGGAGGTGAGAACTTTTGGCGAAAACATCGAAAAACCAAATACCGATCAAGATTCTAACAACAAGCAATAGTAATTCAATTAGTAAAGATGATGTTTTATTAATAAAAGCCAACAAACTTGATACTCAAGACTTAACAGGAATTGCTAGTAAGGTAGATGCAAAATTCCATGCTTTAGTAGAGTATGCAGATATAAGTGATGTTCTCAACCTCCTACAGGACTTAGCCGATCAGGGCTTTAATGAAGGCTCTTATATATTCATAGATATTGAAGATCTTAGTAATATTAAAGATATCCGAAGCATTTATTCTAATTTACGGCAGGGTGGTTACTTTGTTGGTTTAGTTAATACAGCAAAGGGATACGCTAATTTAAAAAAAGATGAGCTTAATAATATTGAGTTCTATAAAATGGTTGATCAAGAAGGTAATTCTTCCGTTATGATTGGGGATGCTGACGGTTATATTAATGGAATGAATATTGATTTAACAGGAAAATTGAGTCAGCGACAAGAGAGTCGAAGTGAGAGAAATACTTATACTAATGTTGATATATCAACAGACAATCCAGGCTGGGTAGGTATGGGGCATGATACAACCCTTGGTGGGGGCATAGGCTTTGGTTATTCAACAATGGGGCATGACTTTAATACAGTCATTTCACCTAAAGGAATTATTTTTCGACAACCAGATGCAGAAAGAATGTGGGAGTTACTCAAGCCCAAACAACAAGCTCAGATTAATGAATCGCTTAACCATACTGTTGCTGATGAAATAAAAAACCAATTACCTGGGCTTGAAAAAGCACGACAGCAAGCCGACGAAGCTGTAAAGTTTG